GTGACAATTGACACCACAGGTGTACGTCTAGGCGACAGTGGTAACGGCTACTTCCAACCTGTCTCTGGCAACTATGGCTCTATCCAGATTGATGGCGGTGCGCATGGTGGTTACGAAGGCTATAGCATTGGTAGCGTTGCTGTCTTTATGACAAATAGTAGTACATACGCAGGTCTATTTAATGATGCAAACAATCACTGGTGGATGCGTGGCACATTTAATGGGTCAACGGAAATATACTATCAAGGTGTTTCCAAACTCCAAACAACCAGCTCTGGCTGTACAGTAACAGGTGACTTAAACAGCACTTCAGACATCCGTTATAAGAAGAACATTGAACCCATAGATAATGCACTAGAGAAGGTGCAGTCCCTTAAAGGTGTGACATTTGATTGGGACAATGATGCGTTCAAGGAAACAGAACAAACCAAGAAGCCAGAGTTCACAGAACGTGCCACAGGTGTCATTGCTCAAGACGTTGAGAAAGTATTACCAGAAGCAGTTCGTGAAAACGAGGATGGCTTCAAGAACGTTGCATACGGTAACATGGTTGGCTTGCTGATACAGGCAATCAAGGAACAGCAAACTCAGATTGATGAACTCAAGGCAGAGGTTGCGGAACTTAAAAGCTAATAGTGGAGTAACACGAAGATGGCTATTCAAATCAGTGGTACAGAAGTAATCAGCAACAGCAGGGGCTTGAACAACATAGCTTCTGTTGACGCAACTACAGCAGCTTCTATTAGTGCGGCTGGTGTGGGCGGTGGTGGTACTATAGATTTTACTGCGTCTGGTGCTATTTCTGCTGGTGATGTTGTGGTTCTGAATAGTAATGGGACTGTGAGTGTTGCAGGGCAAACTTTTACTACACCTACAGACCCACCAACACTACATACAACAAGTGTTTATGAAAGTGCTAGTACGGATTATCAAGCAGCAGTTTATGATCCTATAAATGAAAAAGTTGTTTTGTTCTATTCAGATAAAGACAATTCTAATTATTTGACTGTTGTTATTGCAACAATTAGTGGCACATCTCTTACTCTTGGAACCCCTACTGTTGTAAACTCAGCAGCTTCTCAACACATTGGGGCTTGTTACGACAGTACAAATAGTAAAATTATTGCAAGTTGGGGAGATGCGTTTGTAACTGGTCAAGCCATTGTAGGTACAGTAAGTGGCACATCTATTAGCTTTGGCACAAAGGCGCAATTTGAAAGTGGCTTTGCCAAATTCACCGCATGTGTTCATGATGTAAATGCAAATAAAATTGTTATAGTCTATGAAGATGACAATAATTTTGATTATGGCACCGCAGTTGTAGGCACAGTTAGTGGCAGTGCAATAAGTTTTGGCACACCTTCTGTATTTTATAATAGTGCTAACACGGATAACTTTTCTATTTGTTATGATAGTGCAAATAATAAGGTCGTTGCTGCTTGGAGGGCAAGCAAAGGTTATGCTGCTGTTGGGACAGTAAGTGGCACATCTATTAGCTTTGGCACAGCAGTTGCTATTACAACAAACAATATTAATCAGGTAGCTTTAGCTTTTGATGAAAACACTTCTAAAGTAGCCGTAATATTAAACCATAGTTCCTTTGCCAGAGGGGAAGGCTATGTTGGTACAGTAAGTGGCACATCTATTAGTTTTGGTACAAGTGCAAATTTTGTTACTGGCGGTAATCCTAGTGCAATTAGAGCAGCATATAATAGCAACTTAAATACAGTAGGATTTGCTTATAAAGATGCAACAAACTCTAATAAAGGAACCTTTCAAATTGCTACAATTAGTGGCACAACTATGAGTTTTGGAAGTGACTTAGTGTTTGAAGCTGGTGCAATAGAAACTACAGGAAATTCTATAGTTTTTGATACAGCATCTAATAAGTGGTTAATTAGTTATTGTGATACCTCTAATGCTAATTATGGCACGGCATCTTTAGTGGGCGATGGCTCTACTGCATCAAGTACAGCCGACGATTGGATTGGCATATCTACTGAAGCAATATCAGATACTGCAACTGGTACAGTTACTGTGATCGGCGGTGTTAATGAGCAGCAATCAGGTTTAACGGTTGGCTCAACATATTATGTTTCAGACAGTGGTACTTTATCAACATCAGGGACACGAAAGATAGGCAAAGCATTAGCCGCAACAGACTTACTTATCACTGAGGGCAATACCTAATGGCTATCCAGATAAGTGGCACAGAGGTTATTAGTAACAGCAGAGGCTTGAATAATATTTCTTCTGTGGATGCTACAACTGCTGCATCTATTTCAGCAGCAGGGGTTGGCGGTGGCGGCACATATGACTTTGTGGCTTCTGGGGCCATATCTGCTGGTAATGTAGTGGCTTTAAATACGGCGGGTACTGTAAGTGTTGTTTCTTCTGGCAACATTGCAAACTGGGTAGGCATTGCGACTGCTGCTATCTCAAGTGGTGCTACAGGAACAGTCACCATATTTACTGGTACAAACGATCAGCAATCAGGCTTAACGGCTGGGACAGTTTATTATGCCAACACTTCTGGCGGTCTTTCTACATCTGGCACGTATAAAGTTGGCAAGGCTATATCTGCAACGGAAATACTAATTGAAGAAGGTAACGCATGAAAACGATAACTAGAAACGACAACAACATTTCTTTGTTTTTGTTTGCAGATGATAAAGTATTGGACGTACAGTCTGACAAGATCATAGTTGGCGATCCAGAAGAACTAATCATTGGCGATTGTAACAGCAGTAATGTTACAGTGCATGAGAACGTCACAGAGCCAGACGATTGGTACGGCTGGAAGTATTTCTACGATGGCACAACGTGGACACTCAACTCAGATTGGGTAGACCCTAGAGAGGAATAACTAAATGCTTGGCTTTGTCGCACTCGCATCAGCACCGTTAGCAGATGACGTTTCCAAGATTAACTACGAGTTTTCTGCTAACGAAATAACTGCTGGCGTTCCAGTAGTAGATAGCGCTAATGCGTTTATCACTGTTCCATGCAGTGCTGATGACATAACGACAGCGCCCGTTGTTGATGCGATAAGCATAAGCCACATTTACAACTTTGCTGCTACTGAAATAACTACGGGCGCAGTCCTCGTTGATATTGTGACAATGTATGAGGATGAAACGATTATCCCAGCGGATACGATTTCATCTAATCCAACGATAGACCAAATTGATGTATCAGTTACGTCAAACTTTACAGCGGATAGTATTAGCGCAACACCAGTTGTTGACAGCATACCAGTATCGGTTACGTCCAACCTCACAGCGACAGAGATTACAAGCGCCGCGCCAGCGGTAGATAGTCTCACACTTAGCTTTGTCTATAACTTTGGTAGCAATGAAATATCCACTTCTGCGCCAAGCGTAGATAGTATTGCGGTTTCTGTTATTAGTAACTTTGTGCCGATTGGTATTAGCACAACGCCCGTTGTTGATACGCTGCCTTACAGTCAGCTTTACAAACTCAGAGTAGATGAAATCACGGCTGGTGTACCAACCTTACCAGCGCGTTTTGCATGGGACTTCCAAGAGTTAGAGGTGGATAGTTGGACAGAACAGGCAGATGATGATACTGTGTGGTCAGCACAATCAGACAGCAGTGACACTTGGACTGAAGTAACTGCCCCAACAGATACATGGACAGATATAGCCGATAGCAGCGACACTTGGTCAGATGCGGCGTAGGAGAGCAAAATGGCAGATACCAACACCACAACGTACAGCCTCACAAAACCAGAGGTAGGTGCCTCAGAAGATACTTGGGGTACAAAGATCAATACTAACTTTGATAGTCTAGATGATCTGCTGGATGGAACGACTGCAATCAAACCAGATTTAGACTTGGGATTGTGGAAAGTTGGCGGCACTCTTGTTACATCAACAGCAGCAGAGCTAAATATACTTGACGGCGTAACGGCTACGGCAACAGAGCTAAATTATCTTGATATAGCGACTTTAGGCACAGGCGAAGCAAGCAAGGCTGTCACAACATCTGCTGCAAATGCGGTTAGCCTAACTGGTGATTTAAAGGCTGCGTCATACCTAGAAACTCACAGCGCTCTAAGCGGCACCACACCATCGTTAGATTGTGAAACTGCAAACTCTTTCTCAATTACGCTAACAGGCGCAACTACCGTATCTTTCAGCAATGTACCATCAGGTGCATCATATTCGTGCCTTTTAAAAGTGGTGCAGGGTACATCTGACTACGCAATCACATGGCCTGCTGCTGTAAAATGGCAAGATGGTCTTGATCCTGTTTTGACCAGCGGAAGCGGCTCAGTAGATATATTTGTTTTATTTACCCACGATGGCGGTACAAACTGGTATGGGTTTACAGCAGGGCAAGATATGTCATGAGCGTAAGAGAGCTTCTTATAGCTGGCTCTAGTCAGAAAAGTATCACAAGGACTTTTGTTGCGCAAACGCACAATGATAGTTCTTTAGTTGTGCATGAGTGGAAGCGTAGTGGTGTTGTAACGCAAGATAGCACATCAGTAAGCGGTAAGTTCTTCAACGAAATTATTTTTTCACCTTCTGCAAACAGTTTTGCTGTTTACGAAACCACAGGCGCAGAAACTTTAATTTATGCGTGGGACAAAGACACAGGAATAGGAAGCCAAGTAGGGTCAGCGCAAAGCGGAAAAAGAATAATAGACATTAGCCCAGCAGGTGACGCTATAGTTTTATATGACAGTAGCTCTGGTAGTTCAGAGGTGTATGCTTACTCTGCATCAGGCGTAGGGTCACTAATAGACAGCACTACCTCAAGAATAAGAAAGTTTTCCAAGTCAGGCAATTATTTAATTGCTACCGCTGGAAGTACCACTGCTTTCTTAATGGATTGGGATGTATCAACAGGTATTGGCAGCACTTACAGCCACCCAGCCGCCACTTATGGCTCTGTTAGGGGCGATCTTTCTAAAGACGACAGTTTTTTCGTTACGATTGGCACAAACGGGAATGGTGGTATGCACATTTTCCCGTTTGACGGGTCAAGCATATCTGCAAGCACAAGTTCTATAGAATTAGGAAACAGCGTTCCATCCGACATAAACATTAATGAAAGACAGGATGCTGTAGTATCAGCGGTTGCTGACAGCACAAGCCCATATGATTTTGTTGCTGCTGTACCAATTAATCCTAACAAAACTTTTGGCACTCAGTTTTCGGCATCTTCTAGCCTTAAAAGTCTCAGCACTGCTATAAACGCAGACTTTAACGCAACAGGAAATGTTGTGATGTTTACGCAGCAGAGCAACTTTGTCATACAAAAGTTTACAAGTTCTGGGTTTGGCGATGAGCTTTACCGCGATCAAACAGCGGGATCAACTTGGGCCGACATAATAGAGGTGACATAATGCCATTAACACCGCTACAAATACCGTCAGGCGTATTCAGAAACGGCACTGATATGCAATCGGCAGGGCGCTGGCGTGATGCAAGCCTTGTTCGTTGGTCAAACAATGTCATGCAGCCAGTAGGCGGGTGGACACTGCGATCCACCATTACAAGCGATCCAATCAGAGGAACCCATGCTTGGCGCGATCTAAGCGGTGATAGATTTATTGCAGCGGGTACAGCTAACGGTCTGTTCATTGCACCTGCAAGCGGTACACCTGTTGCGATTACACCAACTGGTTATACTGCTGGTAACATAGATGCTACGTCCAACAGGGGCTATAGTGGTGGCACTTACGGTACTGCATACTATGGGGTGCAGAGGCCAGAGGGCGGCACACTTGAGGATTGCACAAGTTGGTCTGTAGATAACTGGGGGGAATACCTAGTAGCCTGCGCAAACACAGATGGTGACATCTACCAGTGGACATTGAATACATCTAACCCTGCCGTAACATTATCAAATGCGCCAACAAATAATCTGGGCATCTTAGTGACAGAAGAAAGATTTATTTTTGCGCTAGGTGCAGGCGGCAATCCGCGAAAGGTGCAGTGGTGTGACCGTGAGGATAATACCACATGGACAGCGGCAGCAACCAACGAAGCTGGTGATCTTGAGTTGCAAACCAGCGGAAGGATCATGCAGGGCATTCGTGTTCGCAGCCAAGCGTTAATACTCACAGACATTGACGCACATACTGCCTCATACCAAGGCCCACCGTTTGTTTACGGGTTTGAGCGTGTTGGTTCTTCTTGTGGTGCTATCTCAAGGCATGCAGCAGCGGCAGCAGATATTGGCGCATTCTGGATGGGGCGTGAGAGCTTCTTTATGTATCGCGGCAACACAGTAGAAGCGCTGCCATGTGATGTTGCTGATTATGTTTTCAATGACATCAACTCAGATCAGAAATCAAAGGTACATGCTGTTACCAACGGGCGGCACTCAGAAATCTGGTGGTTCTATCCTAGTTCAGCAAGCACAGAGTGCGATAAGTATGTCTCATACAACTACCGCGAAGGACACTGGATGATTGGCGATCTAGACCGTACATCTGGCGTAGATAACGGTGTATTTGAAAACCCAATCTGGTTCTCACCAGCAGGTAAGGCGTACAATCAAGAAGTAGCGCAAAACCATGATGGCGCGTCTATTTTTGCAGAAAGCGGCCCTATCTCTATTGGCGCTGGCGATCAGGTGATGAGTGTGACGCAAATGATACCTGATGAGAAAACGCAAGGCCAAGTTACAACGTCTTTCAAAACGAGGTTTTACCCTAACGACACAGAGCGTACTTACGGGCCGTTTACGATGAGTAACCCAACCTCTATGCGGTTCATGGGTAGACAAGTAAGAATGCGCGTTATCGGTAGCGATCTGAATGATTGGCGCTTTGGCATACCAAGGCTAGAAACCAAGGCTAGGGGTGGGCGATGACGACACCCAGCTTTCCACCTGTTGGGCCAAATATCTCGCTTTGGGCAAAGCAGCTTATACTTACGTTGCAGCGGTCTTGGTCGTCTTTGCGATTTAAGGCAACAAACGACAGCGCCTCAGAAAACGGCATTCTTCTTTGGGATCAAAGCAATGGTTATCCCGTTGTTTCAAAGGATGGTGCATTTGTGCAGATCATTCTTGAGGATGGTCATGCATCCCTTTACCGCACGACAGACGTAACTGCTGCTGCAGCAGACACAGCGTATGCAATTACATATGATGCGCCTACTGGCAATGTTGGCATAGATCGTGACGCGACAGACAACAGTAAGATTGTTTTTGATCAGGCGGGTGAATACCTTGTGATGTTTTCTGCGCAAATTGCGTCATCGTCGTCAAGTACAGTCAAGTTTTACTTCTGGCCTCGCCTAAACGGAACAGATGCAACCAATAACACAATCATTTATTCATTGCACCAAAACGATGCGACAGTGGTTGTTTCACGTTCTGCGAAGTTTGATGTAAGTGCGGGTGACTATTTGCAAGTCATGTGGGCGGTAGATAGTACAAGCGGATTGCTAGACGCGTCTGCTGCAACTGCGTTTAGCCCAGCAGCACCAGCAACAACTCTGCATATTACAAGGATGCACGGATGAACGCACACACACCCATAGACGTACTATTCAAATGTAAGCCTTGGATTGAGGCTGCGTTGAAGCGTTCAGGCAATCTAAATACTTGGGATGAGGTGTGCGCTGGTATACGATCTGGCAAAATGCAGCTTTGGCCTGCAGAGCGAGGATGCATTATTACTGAAATCGTGGTATATCACGATACAAATGCCTTGCATGTGTTCCTTGCGGGCGGTGAATTGGATGAAATTTTACAAATGACTGAAAATGTGAAAGAATGGGCAAAATTGCAAGGCTGTTCCTTTGCATCGTTTGACGGTCGTTTTGGATGGCAGAAACCTTTGGAGAAATTGGGCTGGAAGCCTCAATCCATAACAATGCATTTGGAGTTTTAGAATGGGTAGCAGTAGGACCACTGAGGAAAGAAAAATCCCAGAGTACCTAGAGGAAGCTGGGAAGATTGCTTTGCAGCAAGCTCAGCAAATTCAGCAAATGGGGTACATGCCGTATATGGGGCCAGAAATTGCTGCAGTAAATCCATATGAGCAGGCAATGGCGCAAAATGTAGGCCAGATGGCATCTGCTTTTGGCATGTCTGCGCCTTCTGGTTTAGACATGGGTATGCCAACAGTCACACAGGGCGGCATGACAGGGTATAGTTCTTATCCAATTTATCAGAGTGCAATGGAGCGCTTACGTGAGCAACGCCCTGAGCAATATGACTTCTTTGCGGGGCAGACAGGTTTTGACCCAATCACTGGTGCAGCAACTGGATATGTACCACCTACATTTAACATTGGTAGTGATACGGGCGGCGTTGCTCCTGTTACACCTGTCTTATCTGGGGGCAACGACAACGATGGGCCAACCCACGCTGAAATTATGCAGATGCATTATGGAACAAGCCCCGCAGATAGTGCAGACCCTCGCTCATCAAGTCCTCGCCCAGTGTTGCGTGGTGAAAGTACGGGCGGCGGATTATTTAGTGGACTAAAAGAGGCTAAGAACAAAGCCTTTGATATTTTGGGGATTATCTAATGGGTGGCGCGGCAAATCAACCAACAATGCAGCCTCAACAGCAAGGCTATAATCCAACAATGGGAACTGGTTTTGGCGGTATGAGCGCTGGACCAGACCCAGCGAAGCAGGCAGCATTTAATCAAGGTCAAGCTCAACAACCCAACATTTTCCAGCAATCTGCTGGAGCGATGGGTCAGGCACAGCAGACCTTAACGGGTCTTTCTCAGTTTCAGCCAACAGCAATGCAGGCAGCAACTGCTGGGCCAACAGCAATATATGGCGGCGCAACTGTAGCTCCATCCGCGCAAATGCAAACACCACAGCTTGGTCAAGCATCAACAATGCAAGGCGTTGGGGCAGTTCAAGGCGCACAAGCGCCAAGCCAAATTTCTGTAGATCAACTCAGAACAACTGACATGGGCGAGTATATGTCGCCCTATACTCAGCAAGTTATTGAGCGCGGTCAGGCAGATATAGAGCGCCAAAGGCAGCTTGCATCGCAAGACCTTGGAGCAAGCGCTTCAGCGGCAAAAGCGTTTGGTGGTTCTCGTCACGGCGTTGCAGAAGGTACTCTTGCAGGTGAGTATGGTCGCATGGGTATGGACTTTGCTGCACAACAAAGGCAGCGTGCGTTCGATCAGGCGCAACAAGCAGCGCAGTATGATATTGGTCAAACACAAGCTGCCCGCACTCTTGCATCTCAGCAACAATTCCAAGCATCTCAGCTTGGGCAGCAGGCGCGAGAAATGGCAGCAGCCCGTGATCAGGCGGCGCGTGCTGGAAACATGCAGGCAGCAAATCAGTTTGCAACTCAGCAAGCTGGTCTTGAGCAGGCAGCAGGTTTGGCGAATATGCAGGCACTAAATGCGCAGCGTGCGCAGCAAGCAGGCTTGACGCAATCTGCAGGGTTAGCCAGCATGGGCGCACTTAACACAGCGGCTCAGCAACAGGCTGCGCGTGAGCAGGCAGCAAGGGCAACAACGTATGGCGGACAGTTCCAAGGCGCAGGCATACAGCAAGGCGCTGCAGGTGGCTTAGCAAATCTTGGTCAGCAGATGTTTGGCATGGGTCAAGACATTCAGGGCGCAATTGGCGGTCAAGGCCAGTTCCAACGCAGCCTTCAGCAATCGCTACTTGATCGCGCTATGGGCCAATATGGCGGTGCTACTGGTGCGCCTATGTCTGGCCTTGGTGCGCTTTCGTCTATCTTGAGCGGCTTGCCATACAGCACCACTGCAACATCACGCACACCATTTAACCCACTTGGCCTACTAGGAGCGTTATTGTAGGATGGCTTTAACTTGGCAGCAGCATCAACAAAACATTTTTGCAGGCGAAAGCGGTGGCGATTATGATGCTCTGTATGGGTATCAAAACAGGCCAGACGGTAAGTTTTCGGGTGTCAAGGTATCCGAAATGCCCATTGCTGACGTTATTAAGTTTACCAGCCCATCTGGGGAATATGGTCAGTACGTTAAGGGTCAGGTCGGGCGTGTAGCAACGCCTGTTGGTGCATATCAAGTTGTCGGCTCCACGCTGCGTGGCGCAGTAGAAGCTCTGGGTCTTGATCCAAGCCAAAAGTTTGACAAGGCAACGCAAGACAAAATTGGTCAATACATTCTAAAAACCCAAGGCACAGGTGCTTGGGAAGGTTACGGAAAAGGTGGTGCAGCAATGGCTCAACAACCGCAACAACAACCTCAAGGCTTACTAGGCGGCTTGCTTGGTGGGCAGGGCATAGGTGGCGCACTTGGTTTGAGTGATGACTTTAGAGATCGCCTTGCGATGGGCATTATGGCAGGCTCTGATCCACGCCAG